TCCTTCGGGGTTTTTTTTGAAAAAGTCCCCAAACTTTCTAAAAATTTCAGTTCGTCTTGTGTGTTCCAGACCATGTTGACCTCCGGCCCGTGTCCCAATAAATACCCTTCGGGAGAGTGCGTTTCTCGTTCATATCAGACCGCTTTCCGTTCGTTTCAGAGGGTTCTTTGTTATCCTTTTACGGGTTCTCATCCCTGTTAAGGATAACTCGGCGGCCCTGTAACCATTCCATAACGTCGGATTCAAGATAAACACGCGACCTCAAATTGAGTTTAACGAACGGAAGCCTTTGCCCGCGCCTCAAAGAGTGAAGCTCTGAAGGTTTCAGGTTCAAAAGTTTCAAAAGTTCGGCCTCCGTGATCATTCCCTTTAGCATTATCTCTGACATAATCGGCCTCCATGCAGATTGAACGAATAGGGCAATACTCAACCAAATTTTCCCCTTCGCATCTTTGACACGTCTTTTTTCGTTCCCGCCATTCTCGGAATCTTTCAAACGCCTCTTCTTTACTCATCCCGTAATGGATGTTTAAAACATTTTGCCAACGCTCGATCTCATCGCTTTTTTCCATTGCCGTTATCCTTCCAACCTTGTCTTTTCAGCCATGCCGCAAGCTCTTCCGATAACGCCACGGGTTTTCCGGTCGGACTCCGAAAGATAGGCATGGCAAATTTTTTATAATATTTGAAAAGCGTTTTTTCGCTCAACCCGCAATGCTTCCCAATCTCTTTCCAGCCCGTTATCCATCCGGCCACCTGTCACCTCTGCGTTATCGCTGACGCTGTTTTTTCAGTTCCTTGCCCCGTTGTTCATAAAAAAATTGCCGCCGTTTTTGCGCTTGTTTCAATCTCTCCCGCGCTATGTTTTGTTTCCATTTCCGGCGCTCTGCCGGACTCATGGCGTAAGAATGCCTTTTAACGGAAAGAGAAATCCCCTCGACGCTCCATAGCCGTTTTAAATATCGGATTGACTTCTCAATCTGCGCTTGGTTCATTCTCAATCTCAATCATCTCTCCGACGCTATACTGAAACCCCGGAAGCGCTAAACCTTCCCGAATCAAACGGATTCCTTCTTGCTCGTCTATCTCGATGAAATCATCCGCCCGATAGCTTCTTGTTTCTCCGTCAATTGTCAACGTTAAATCCGCTTTTAGTTTGATCTGTCTTTTCATTTTCCGTTACCTCCGGTTTTTATTTTCGGCTCTTATACGGCCCAAGTCCCATTTCCATCAGCTTTCCCTGAAAGGCAGCCTCCGCTCTGGCCGCCTGCTCTTCTTCGGTTCGGTCCCGTCCTTTTAGAAGTTTTCTGTTATTCGGTCGCCATTGATCTTCGTCACACGGAAGGATTGCGCCTTCAAGTAAAAGCGCTAACGCTTGTTCGGCTTTTAAAATGACCTTTTCCATTCGCTTCGCCTCAAATGCCTTGACCTTCCCTGAAAGCTTAATATCTCGAAGTGCGATATATTCCGCCGTCGCCGGAAGGTCTGCGGGAATCACCCGACCCACTTGAACCAAACCGAAAGCTTCTTGCGCATTTGAAATTTCAATCTCTTCGCCCGCCGCCTTCACCGATCCCCCCCAACTGAAAGATTTAACCACTTTGAATTTGTGAGGCCCGCTCTGTGCCTTTTTTATAATCTCCATCTTATCGGCCCCCCTTCCGTATCCAGTTTTCCGGCGCGGGTTCATCATCGAACATTCGCACCGGTTCTTTTGCCTTCACGTTTGATTGCAAAAGTTTCCGCGGACTCCATTCATCATCGGAAAGCCTCTTGATATGGCCCGACGCCAACAATGAGCAAGCAAGCTCTTGAAGAAGATTGACCTCTTTCCCCGCCGCCGCCGTCCGCGGAAATCCTTCCTCCGTCTGATAGGAAAAAGAATGAACGGCGCGATACGTTCCTTTTTTCGGGATATACTTTTCATCAATGACCGTGAGTTTTCCCCCGCCCAAAAGGTTAAAAATCGCTTCGCCTTCTTCATCACAATCCATTTCAAAAAGGTCGCCAATGTTTTTTTGAACCATCGCCCCCCGCTTTTTATCCTCAACCCAGAATGCCCGAAGTGCTTTAACTTTCATTTTCAAAACCTCCTCTCTTTTCTCTGACGTCGCCGGTTCTCAAAAACTGAACCGCTTCATCTTTCGTAAGTTTTAGAGTGTCGCCCTTCTTTACTCGGAAATATTCGCCGTTTTGAATCACCTGAAAATCCCTGACGGCTTCAAAATGCTCCCCCAACTCAACCGGAATGACCCGCCCCGAAAAAAACATTTCATCCCCGAACCGTTGTGACAGTAAAAGCCTCCATCCCTTTTCGACTCTTTGAAGAGGCCCGTCAACGACCTGCAAAAAAAACGGCTTCTCAACAATGTAAAATTTTCCCTCGTCTAACGTGACGCCTAACTGTGCAATAAAATTCTCCTCCATCCTTTTCACCTCCAGTCTGCTATAAAATTTTTTCGCCGTTCCCTTCTCAATCCGCCGCTCGGCCAACCGTATGTTTCATCTTGTAACAGCGGATGAGGTTTCTTTGGTTTCTCAACTTTTTCAATGACTCTCGAAACGATCTTTTGAATTTTCTTCTTTGGACTCCTGATATTCCAGAAACCCTTCCTCATCTTTGCCCCCAGTCTGAAATCCAACCTGAAGCCCTCTGAACCGGCGCGGTTTCCTCTGTGTGTTCTTTTGTCAAACGGTCAACGGCCCGATCTAAATTGACGTTCAGAATCGCAAGCGCCGCCATTGCGTAAACGCGGCAGTCTAAAGCGTCATTGCGCGGTCGTGTTTTCACCCATTGCCGCGTCGGAAAACCCCGAACGTATTTTGTTATGACTTTTTCCGCGGTCAACTGTTTGAAGTATTCTTCATCGTGATTTATTGTGAAGTGCATGAAGCCCGCGCCGTGTTCTTCAATCCGCAACCTCGAATAAATTGATTCTTTAGCTGTGTCCGCGCCGACCGGAAACAACGTGACCCGCCCTTCGTTTCGATTTGACGGCCTTGCAATGATAGGCCGACCCGCCTGATTGATTCCCTTGACGGCATAAACGCGCCGGATCTGCCGCGGCTTTACGAAGTCATAGACCTGTTTTGTATGATGCCCGCCCGAATCAATACAAGCGCAAGCAATTCTTAATTGAGCGCCGCTTTCGTGTGTCCACGGCTCGGAAAGATACTCGTCAAGTTCATTCCAAATTTTTCTTTCCGCCGGATTGCCGTAAAAAATCGAATACTCCATTGACCATGACTCTTCGCCTTTGCCCCACGCTACGACTTCACACTCCAAGCGGTTGTCTTGAACGTCAACGCCCGCGGTTAGAATCGCCGCGCCCGCCGGAATCTCCGGCCCAAAATCCTCCCTTCTTGCCATTAAGCCCTCATCGCTCACGGTCTCGCCTTCTTGTTCCCATGTTTCCGCAAGCGCCGTATTGATAAAAACCCGCAAGGTTTCTTTGCTCTTCTTCGCTTCAAGAAATCGCGCCGCCATGTCACCGAACGAAACCCACGGGCTATAAAGTTCATTTAACCAGAAGCCCGCGACCCCGCTTGATTCCTTTGAGGCCCGCCATTCGCCTTCTCGAACCATCCTGATTTTGTCGGCGTCGGTTATTATTCCTTCGCAATGTTCGCAATGATAGACCGCCCTTTTCGGTTCGCCTTTCGGCCATTTGACTTGACTCCATTGCAAAACCTGAAATTCTCCGCAATGTGGACAAGGCACGTAAAATTTCCGCATATCGCTTGCCTCGTATGCTGTTTCAATTCTCGAAAACCCCTTGACGGTCGGCGTCGAAAACATCCCTTTTTTTCTATTCCAAAACGTTGTAGCTCTCTTAAAAGCCAACTCGACTGGATCGCCTTCAGTTCCGGCGGAAGGCGGGAAGGCGTCAACGTCGTCACATAGGACAATGCGAATCGGTCGCGCCCGTAAACTTGCCGCGCTGTTTGCCCCCGCTACCGTGATATGTCCGCCCAAAAAAGTTTTGTGCAAAACCGTGTTTCCCGAATCTCTTGCTCGAACATCTTTTACCTTTCCTTTAAGGCATGGAGTGTCTCGAAGCATCGGCGCGAACCTGTCTTTTGACCATGCCTTCGCAATTTCAAGCGTCGGTTCTACAATCAGAATAGGCGCGGCGTCTTGATCTATAAAAAATCCTGTCACGTTGTTTAGAATCTCCGTCTTTCCCACCTGTGCCGCGGTCATAACAACGACCGTTTCAATCGAAGGGTTAGAGAAGGCGTCCATGATTCCCTTCTGGTATGCCGCCCGACTGGTAAACCAGCGGCCCGCCTCCGCGCTACTTTCCCCGCTTAACACTCTTCGCTTGTCGGCCCACTCTGCGACCGTGAGTTTTGACGGCGGCTTCAACGTCGCGCATATCTCTTTGATTGCGGCTTCGATGTTTTTTAAGGTTCGGGTTTGCAAGTTCTGTCAAGACCTCGTGAACGAATTTTTCTGCAACGTCATTGACCTCTGATAAAGATTTTGCACCGAAAACCAACGGCCCTAACTTCGACGGCATGGCTAACAGCTTTGACCGGATAGTTTGAACGACCGCGCCCCAACGTTTCATTGCTTCTTCTGTGTCAATCAGTTTCCCCCGCGCTATTTCCAGTTCCAATTCTTTTTTATCGGCTTGAATTTTTATTAACCTTGTCCGCTCTTCTGTTAAATCGGTCTTATCACTCGCTGTCTTTAAGTGCCGGATATACGCCGCCGTGATCTGTTTTGGTTCGCCGGTCTTTGGCAAAATTCCCATTGCCGTCAATCTTGAAACGTGACGCTCTGTAATACAGAGTGCCTCTGATTTATCTTTTATTGTCCACACATTTTCCCCCGACTGACATTGAAAAATTTAGGCCCAACGCTGACGAAATGATGCGACCTTCGGATGACCCGCATGAAACAGACAGGAAGGACCCGCTAAAGCCCGCTCTCCCTTGTCTATCAACGCTTTCCCGTTCATCGCTTAAAAACTCTTTTTTTAATTTCTTCTGGAAATAATTTTTGCATTGATTCGTTGATACGCTTCTGAACCTTGTCCATAATGTTGTCCAGCTTTACAATCTCGGTCACGGCTGGCCCTGCCATGTGTTTAATCGGAAATCGCTTCTCTGTTTTTCTTCTGAAAACTTTCCCCCCAAACTTCCGAATGATAAACGCCGACGGATAAACAGAAGCGCCACTCTTCCGAACGTGTGCAACGACGCCTGTCGCGGTCTGTCTTGCTCGGAAATAAGCCAAACTCAATTTTTTTCTTGCAATTCTGATTTTAGTTTCAAGCGCGGTCTGTGTCGTCCGCTGGACTTCGGTCACGTCCCTGACATCTTTGGGTTTGATGTTGTAGTTATCGCTCACGGCCTTGACTATCTCCTGTTTTCCCTGTGTGGCGCTCCTGTCAAGTGTCGAACGGATCGCCGCCTTGACCTTCTTACTGTCGAATTGTTCCAGCGCTTCTTTGACGCCCTTCAATTCAAAACTCGGTTTAATCATTTTGCCTCCGATCTATGCCCATGCCCGCGGCCTTGTGTGTGCCGCCCTGACAATCCGGCAAATAAGAAAATTTATTCCTTCGATCTCTTCGTCTGAATCAGCCGATAACATGGCCTCGTTTATTTTCTCATCGAAGTCCAAAAGTCCGTTTGCCCCTCGGTCTAAAGAATCAAAAGCCCTCTGAATGAGTATCGCGGTTTTTTTATTCATTTGACCCCCAACATTTTCTTTTGCTCATTGAGAAGCCGCCGGCGCTCGGCTTCATCTTCTCCGTTGTCGCTGTGCCTTTTAATGCCCATAGCACGGAGAAGTTTCTCTGCATTCAGTTTTTGATTTCCACTTAAAGGCGGGTTTGATGTTTGGATTTGGGTTTCAGGTTTTGAAGAAAAAGAAAAATTTGAGAAAACGACATTCTCTTCATTCTTTAAATTCTTTTCTTTTAATTCTTTAAAAGACTTTTCTTTAGTGTCGGAAAAATTTTGGTTCGCTGTCGGTTCGCTGTCGGTTCGCTGTCGGTTTAGGCTGTCGGAATGGAAAATTTCGGAATCAGTAACATCTGAAAATTTAAAACTGTTTTTTGAAATTTTGGGTTGTCGGTTTAGGATGCCGGAATTTCGGGGTTTTTCTTTTGGCGACCCCTTACTCTTCGGTTTTAGGCTGTCGGTTCGCTGTCGGATTTGAAAATCTTCCTTCTGGTAAATGTCCCAATTCGTTATTGAAATCAAACTTTTTAGGTTGTCGGATAAAATTTCAATATTTCCCATCTCCGACAACTTTAAAATGCGACCCCAAACAGAAGAGGGTTTCATTCTCAATCGTCTTGCGGCGTCAAGGCGTCCGAATACAAATTGACCGGCGGAAAGTTTCACCTCTGTCACTCCCTTGCCGCATTTCACGGCTTCCCATCGTTCGGAGTGTGAGGCGCGCATTAAGCACCACGTCCAGACCTTCCAAAGCGACGCGTCTTGAAAAACTTGGGATTCAAGCGATTGACGCCAAAGTTTGACCCATCCGCCGCCGTGATTTTCGTTAGCCATCGGCTTTACTCCGCCAACCGGCCTTCCAGCCATTTTATGACGCTCTGGACGGGATAGCCGATCTTTCGGCCTATACGAAAGCGACCCTCCGGCCCCGCGCCTTGACTGTCCATATTGGCAAGGGTTTTTGAATCAATAAGCCCGCCGGAGAAGTTTCTGACTTCGGTTCGGGCAACGAACGGAGAAGGCCACGTTTTTGCTAAAATTGAGAAATCAGGTTTTGACATTAGGCACCTCCAATATTGTTTTGGAGATACCGTAACATTTGGGAAGGATAGGAAAGCGACTAAACTGGCTTATTTTTTCGGTGGGTTTTAACGTAGTTTTTAAACTGGCTAAAAGTGATTCTTTTATCTTTCATGGTTTGAACTTTTTTTAATTTTCCAACGCTGTTAAAAGTTCTAATCGTCATCAAATTCTCTGTTTCATCATCGTCTGTTTCATCCCTATCGAAAAATAAATCAGAATTTATCGTTTCGAAATGTTCGTCGCCGAAATATCTTTTTTTCAAATATTCCCACATTCCCAACGCCGTTTTTTGCCTTGCTTCCCGTTCGGCTTTCTTTATGGCCTCAAAGACAGCGGGGATTTTTTGGCGCATCTTTCCACCCTTTGCCCCTGCCTTTTTTGAGTGACCCTTCAGTTTTAACTTCTGAATTATTTCAGACTCCTTCAAAAATGCTTCTGCAAGCAAAAGGTTTTTTAAAATCTCTCGCTCGCTGTAATCACCATCTTTCGTTAAAACTGCCTCCAGACAATCCCACGCAAGGTAAATCGAAAAGACTGCAAGCATTTTGAAATCTTCAACCTCTTTTGCCCCCTCAAACGTTCGCCCATAATCCCGCGCATGAAATAG